ATGAACGATCCTATGTTTGTCGAAACGCTAATTATTTCCTCATCATTTTTTATCATCGCGATTATTTTGATTGCTTCCGTGCTGCTGCTGGAAAACGGCTGACCGTTAGCCAGCCGCTGTATTTATTGTTTACGGAACGTCACCAGTTCAGGACGCGCGATACGCAGATAGTCCTGGGTATCCATAATCACCGACTTTTCCAGCAGGCCGGCGTTAAAGGCGATCTCATCGAAGCGCTCAAACAGCAGCGGATCGGCGACCAGCGTCAGATCCGGATGAAAGCTGAAGGGGGGAATGGCGCCGAAAACGCAGCCGGTAAGCGCATCCACTTCTGCCGGACTGGCGAGAGAGGCCTTTAGCCCACCGAAATGGCTGGCCAGCAGGCTCAGATCGGCCTGCCGATCGGCGGCAAGGATTGCCAGAATATGTTTCTTAACGCCGTTGCCTTTTACCTTGCAGACCAGTGCTTTTGCACCCTGCCGGAGATCGGTCCCGCGAATTTCACTGACCGCTTCGCATTTCCCAACGGCCTCATGCGCCACCACGCGAAAGCGCGCCTCCTGCTCGGTTAATAAGCTGATTAGGCGCTGATGGGTCGTCGTCCCGGTCACGTCATCAGACATAACGATTTCACCTGTGATTTGCCAATACGTAGCTTGCTACATTAGCACGGGACGGAGAGGGCTGAAAGAAAACAGCCAGCGGGAGCGCTGGCTGTTGGGTCATGCGTTGCTGGTGGATGACTGTTTCTGGAGCAATTCGCTAAAATCTAAGTGACTGAATTTAATTAGTAAAACTCTTTCCCCAAAACATCCCCAAAATAATTCCCCAAAACTCCCTGTTTAAATCACAACTTTTTTCCATTCTAGACCACGATCATCTCCATACATTACGCTCATTGCTTCGGTTTTATGCCCTAAAAGAGTTTTGACATCTATACCCTGAGCTTTGTATGTTCTTGATGAAAGCGAGCGCTGTTCATGAAACGGCGGAAGGGCAGTGCAATCCTTAGGCCAGGTGATATTTGCTTTATCTCTTGCCTCCTTAAAATATCTTGATATCGTTTTTTCTGGAACGTGAGATCCCGCTTTACCGTAAGCGTGATGCTTAACATGGTGGATCAGATAAGGGCTTACTACTCTATCGCGACACTTACTAATAACATCAGCCAGAGTCAACCCAATTGCATCGCACCTTAAATTTAAGGGGATAGCTAACTTCATTCCGGTTTTATTTTGGGTAACATGAAGGTGATTATCCCAAATGTCACTAAACTTCATCTCGACTATGTCACCTATCCTTTGCCCGGTTACTAAAGCCAAAAGCATAGAATTTTGAGCGCAAGGCGGCAAAGAGCCTGCGCTTTCAAAAATCAATTTCCATTGTTCAATGCTAAGTCTGCTTCGTTTCACTTTGGCTATTGGATTTTTTACAGCTAAGGCTGGGTTGTAGCCAGGATCAACCTCGCCAGCATGCTGCGCCTCTTTGAACACGTCGTTTAGTACGCTTCTTATCAGTTGGCCCATTCTGTGCTTTCCTTCTGCCTTATATTCATCAATGATTTTTGCAATGAGTCTTGTATCAACATCCTTCAGGCGAAGGTTTGGCACTCTATCTGCGAGAATCTGAGAACATAATCGTCTGGATTTTACAGTAGGGTTTTTTATCTCACCGTCACGCAACCTTTCCATCTGAATTTCGATGTATTTTTTAATCCACTCAGAAACACGTATACCTTGATCCTTTTTCCCTGAGCTCTTCATTGCCATATCAATCAGAGCATAAGATTGCTGAGTTTCTTGTTCTGCGGTTATACGGTTCATCTCGATTGCAGCAGCATTTGCCGCTTCATCATCTGTTCCGAATCCAATAAATGAACCTGTTACAGGGTGGCGATATTGCCAATAAATTTTTGAAGTACGCTTATCTAACTTACAGTAAAGGTTGGGTATTTTGACGTTATGTTTTCTGGGGCGAGCTGCCATTTATTGCTTTCTCCACTAACTGGCGGGCCTTGTCTGATAATGATGACGAAATATCAACACTGCCAACCATGCCAACAAAACGAGCATCTTCATCTATAACCCAGCGTCGACCTTGCTTTAAGGCTGGCGGATAAGTCTGTTTGGTCTTTGCTATTTTGTTTAATGCTGAGTTGCTTAATGGATATTTGAATCCATTAGGACCAGATGCCCACTCATGAAGTGTTACTAACTGCCCCATGCGTTTCTCTCCACTTAACCGGCTGCACCCGGTGTTTAATTCTGCAATTTATCCTTCATGCTCTTAACTGTTACCGTAAGCAGATCGATATCAGTCACTTTGCCATGAATTATTTCAGCTATCCGCTCAACGATAGCGCGGTAGTTTGTTTGTTCGCCCCCCTGAAGCATGGCGGCGCAGTGGTTCCACCAAGCAGCTCGAATGATGGCATCACCAATACTCATGTCGGGGTTCTGACGACACAGTTCCTCCCAGTGCTGGACGGGAAGAGCTACCGGCGCTGGCGGGGCGGCGTATAACGGTGTGCCATGCGGTAGGTCATTAAAGCCAGGCTTCTTGCTGATACCTCCACTACCTGAGCGTTCGTCACGTAAAGCAACAGCCTCCGCTTCGAGCGATGCCAGCGCGATACGAAACACCTCTGCGGTCATGCTACGAGATGAATGATTGTCATGCGCCGGGTCGGTCAGGAACCCAGTAATGAATGCCTTAAGCTCTGCGCGTTCTCTGGTAATAGTGCTCATGGGTTAGTCCTCAGCGCATTGAGATTTTTAGAATGCTGCTTTATTTCATAGCAGCTTGAGCATTCGAAGACTGCACAACATGACTGCCTTTGTCTCTCAAGATCTACATTGAATCTTCTGCCGCATTTGCAGAGTCTGGTTTTGCTTTTTGTCTTAAGTGCCATATCACTCTCCTTTACCGGCTGCGGCGGCGTTATTGATGCGCTCTACTTCGCGCAGAATGGATGACGAAATACCGACCAAGCTACTAATGAGTTCCTGATAGCCAGCAATCTGTTTCTCAGCCTTCTCAGCCCTGTCTCTTTCGCGTTGAAACATCTTGTGGGTAGTGTCTATTGCTCCAAGTCTTGCGGCGGATGTCTTCTCAGCGACTTCCAGCTTCTGGCACAGCTCGCAGTTAGCCTCCTGGAACTTCAAGCGCAGCCGATCGGACTCTTCCAGCTCATCCAGCAGCGCCAGCACCGTTTCTGGGTTGGCTGCGGCGATGAACTCTGCCTCGTTTTTAAATCTAGAAACCCCCGTATATGAATCCATCATGGGATTTGAAGACCCAAGAACATGGCACAACACGTTCATTTGTGAAGGTATAGCCACCGGGATGGCGTGCAAGCCTAGAGAAAGTTCCTTGCTATCCCACAACTCCCTTTTGCCTTTTGTTGCCTTCTCTGCCGCTACACGCAGCGCCTGTTTGTCGATGTTGCTCATTGGGCGGCCTCCTGGACAGGCATCAGTGCTTCACGCACGCATGGCTTGTAGTAGTGATGTAAAGCGAACGTCAGGCCGAGCTTAGTAGCACTCTGGTTCTTCGAGCTCAGCAAGCCAAGCCCCATGCAGATGGTTGTTGCAGTCCAGCCGGAGTGATACCCAGCGGCGCGCTTCATGACTGTTTCAGCCAGGATGGTGCGGAAATCAGTGCGACCGAAATTCGTGTTTTCGAATGCTGCATTGATCACATCATCGGTCAGATGGGCGTCTATCGAGTTGATCATGACCGCACCCCTTTGCGAATTTGGGCAGCGAACTCATCACATACGTGAGTTAAAGAGCAAAGTTTGATTGCTGGATGTTCGCGCAGCATCTCCACACCCTGCGCCCGCACTTCAGCCAGGAAAGCGTCGGTAGCTGGCATGTTTCCTGTCGCACTCATTGCTGCAAGGATGGCCTTCACTCCGTCCTGACCAACCTCTTCGCATATGGCGTCTGTATTTGCGTCAACGACATCGCAGAATACCTGCACCGCATTGCGACAATTCGTATTCTCAGCAGCCAGCGCAGAGAGCTTGGCTTCCGATTCGGCAAGTTTCTTACGCAAACCAGTTTCACAGTTATGCGCGCCGCTGCGCCCCCTCTCAAAGAAAAATCCGCAGTCGCAATAAAAAACATTATTTTTTTCGGTAATCATGATGCTGCTCCATGACGCTGAACGGCGATAGCTTTGTGCTCGTCGATAATTTCCACGACTTCTGCATGGACCAATCCTTCGAGATAGATAACACCTGTGTCGCTTATACCCGCCAGGCTGATCAGCTCTACAAGGCGACGCGCTTTCTTAACGCTAATTTCTGGCGCTATAACGCTGCGGGTGACTTTCTTCTTACCTTTGGCAGCAGCAGAAGCTTTATCCTTCTGAAGAACCTCACCGGCCTTTTCGCCAAACTCTTTTACTCGGTCAACGGCCACATCTACAGACACGGTCCCGGACTTAACTTCTTTCTGAACGTCGTGATTGGCTGTGCTAAGAAGCAGAAGCTTTTCGACAGTAGGGACAGACTTGTTGACCAGTTTTGCTATCTCGCTGGTGGTCTGGTTGAAGGCGTTAAGAAGCTCCTGAATAACAGCTGCCTGTTCCATATCGGATAGCGGGAGCTGGTTGTTACTGGTCATGATGCGCGCCAGGCGCTGAACATCGCTACCATTGAACGGCATGATATGGATACGGTCTACTGGCTTACCAGCTTCTGCACAGCGCGCATAGCAGCGACGCCGACGGTGGCCTTCAACAACCCACACTCCACCTTCATCACGGGCGATAACCTCCAGCGGGGGAACGGAGCCACCATTCATCAGAAAGTTGAAAAGGTCATCATCTGCCTGGCGGGTACGTTCATCATCTTCGCGTTTGTTGAAACCTTCCCGCACATGGATTTGGTCGAGGCTGATGAACATCCCGGTATCGGTGCGCTTGATGGTCCCGTCACGGGTCATTTGCTTGAATGAGTTAGCCATCAGAGAGCCACCTCGTTATTTTGGGAAATGACGATGGGTGACAGCTCACGCAATTCTCGCTGGGCTTCCAGTAAATGCATATTGGTTCTGGTCTTCGTGAGACGTTCAACAATGCGGTCACACTCTTTGGCCCAGCTTGCGACATCTTCACGCAGGGTAGCGTTCTGGGCAGCCAGTTCCTTACGCTGAGCCATCGCCTCACAAAGCGCGACGCTGGTATAGTCCAGGCGGTTAGCCAGTTCGGTCATAATGCCGCGATAAGCTGGCGGAAGGAGAGGGGCGGCCTTACGCGCTGCGTCGATCAGCTGCTCCCGGGTCATACTTGGTTGTAACTCGGTGACGTTCTGTGTGTTCGTCATGGATAGTTTCTCCGTGTTATACGCGCTCTGCACAGCGCTGAATTTTACTTGCACGAATCCCTCGCCGATTGGCGACAAAAAATAAAGGGGATTCGTTTTAGTAAGCACCCAACCAGGGCACTTAGTGAAACGGGCGGCTGCCACCGCCAGTTAGCTTCTCCACAATTGGGAGCGCGTTCTCCTGAGTTGATTTAACGACTACGGCCTCTCAAGTTGAATGCTGAACGCGCTTTCAGTTGTGTAAAAGGGGCGGTCGACATTAAGGACATTCAAAACTGCCGACCGCCAAGACTACACACAGCATCTGGTACAGCTACTACGGTTTACCACGGTCCTAACGTGATTGGGTTGTGGTGGCCGGTGCTGAACTCCGGCATAAGGCGCTTATTCGGCGGCGTCGAGCTTGCTTATTCGCTTGAGCCATCCTTGTGAGTCAGCCACGTCCCACTGCGCATCAGCCTGCGCATTCACCACAACGTTGAGAGCACTGTCGGTGTCCGAATCGAACGGACTTTTTCTCTGCCCAACCCTCCCATTTAATGGGACTGTCTGGAATTGAACCAGCACTTATGCCTTGCTCGTCAATGCTCTCATCGTTGCATCCTCGTCTCTTCCGAGGTGTCACACCTGATCGCCACGCTGGTGAAACGTCTCTGGCTGTCGTACTTGCCTGGCTTGCACATTCCGGCTACCCGCTGGATCTGGAAAAAGTAATGCAAGGAATCCCCGGACCGCTGCGGCACATGTGCCATATACCGTACTGCTAACCTACCGATGGTCTTAAACATCATCACCCCGGCGCATATTGAGTATCACCAATAGTAATTAAATGGTCAACACCTGTAGTGATAAAAATATCATCAGTAGTGTTAACTTTATGATTGTTAAGGTGAAAAAAGATGCAAAAAAAAGGAGCCGGATGGCTCCTTATTCGAAGATATTTTCAGGCCATTGGGCCTTAACAACTTTGCCTATTATCCTGCAATTCTCATTACATTCAATGGCCTGATAGCGAGGGCTGGGGTTTAGAGGTTCAAGCCATGGCTTCCCATCTTCTCGAACATATTTTTTAAAAGTGACCTCTGAATCGTTGAAGATACCTGCAACACAGAAATCACCAGGCTCAACATCCTGTTCTGGATCTATGAGTATAAGCATTCCCTCAGGAAAACTCGGTTTTACTCCTGGCGGGGCAGTCATCGAATGACCTGATACCTCAAGCCAAAAGGCAGAATCACTGGCTTTAACAGTCGTTGAAACCCATTCCTTCGCGTCTCGTTCTGTGTATGTATTAACCGGGCAAAATGAGCCAGCCTGTACTTCGGTTAATAGCGGGTACTCATACACAGAGGAATGATTCCTTCCGTTCGCAATCGCCTCAAACATAGCTGATATCTCAGCTGCAAGGGATGGGCTGAAATCATCGACTTTTACTCCGAGAATTTTAGCGAACTGTGCAGCATGGGTAGCGTTGATAGCATTTGTGCCATTCAGTAGCTGAGCGACACCACTTTGTCCCATACCCATTTGTTCAGCCAAAAGCTCCTGTGAGAGCCCCAGCGCTTTTTTCTTGGACTCAAAGATAGCTTTCAGCCTGTTGGCATCGGCAATTTGTTCGGCGGTCAATGGTTTCTTTTTCATTCTCATAATTTATCACCGCACGGCATAATCACCAATCACCGCTAGTGTTGACATGTTTATCACTAACAGTGATACTCCTTATGTGCAAACCACGAGGAAAACCAATGAAGATTATTCCGCTATCTGAATATGTTTTGGAAAACGGTCAGGCCAAAACAGCTGAAGCTCTTGGGGTATACCAAAGTGCCATCAGTAAAGCCCTCAAGCGTAATCGCAGGGTAAACATCCTGGTTAATGAAGACGGGAAAATTGAAGCCGAGGAAGTACGACCATTCCCTAACAAAAACAAACCTGCTGATCCTGACGTTGCAGTAACACCGTAACCCAGCAATCAGCATTTCGTAACTACCAAAGGAAAAACAACATGGTAGAGCCAAGTCTGAAAGAAGTAGTTAAAGCGATGTGCAAAGCGTACCCAGGAGGCCGTGAAGCTATGGCCGGTGCTCTTGGCATGTCAGTAACGCAGTTCAACAACAACCTGTATGAGAAGAATGGTTGCCGGTTCTTCGAAGTGAACGAGCTGGAGGCCATGGAAGACATCTCGAATACATCCCTCCTGGCGGATTACTTTGCCCGTCGTCGCGGCGCGCTGCTGGTGGACGTTCCTCAACTTGAAGACCTTGACCGTGTCGACCTGTTTGATCGTGCCATGAGAACGTCAGCAGCGCGTGGACGTGTTGATACCGTGATCCAGAGAGCTCTCGAAGATGGAGTAATCGAACGTCATGAAGCTGAAGAAATCAACGAATATCACCGCCGTCATCTGGCAGCGCGTGAAGAAGAGATCCGCGCGATTGTCGCGCTGTTTAGCCGTAAGAAAAGCCAAAAGAAGTGACGCCCGCGAGTGTGCAGCTCCGGGCGTCGTGGCGTGTCGTATTCAGTGGAGAAACTAACGCATGAACAGTTTAAACCGATTGAGACCAGCGAAGCAATTCAGATGCCTTCCACTGGTGGGAAAAGATTCCCCGTTCGGCTATGTGGAGAGATTAAACAACCAGGCGGAGGAGAACAACTACCAGCCTGTAAACGCGATGGTAGAGGCATTCGCACTGATGAACGAGAAGGGGCGTGAGGAATGGCTGAAGTTGACCGGCGATTCAGAGACCACAGAGGCATCACCGTCCACGTCATCAGATGGGAGCCCGAGACTCGACGCGTTATATACCTTCGCGAAGGGTACGATCATGAGTGCTTCAGCCCTCTTGAGCAATTCCAGCGTAAATTTACAGAGTTAAAGGACGACCATGAGCACTAAATTAACAGGTTACGTTTGGGACGCTTGCGCCGCTTCTGGCATGAAGCTGTCCAGCGTTGCCATCATGGCGCGTCTGGCAGACTTCAGCAGTGATGAAGGGGTTAGCTGGCCTTCCATTGCTACCATCGCGCGCCAGATTGGTGCTGGTGAGAGCACGGTACGCACAGCTATTTCTCAGCTGGAAAAAGACGGTTGGCTGACTCGCCAGCAGCGTCGTAAGGGAAACCGTAATGCATCCAACGTTTATCAGCTGAACGTCCAAAAGCTCCGTGATTCTGCCTTTTCTCACCTGTCAGAATCTGACGCGTCAAAATCTGATGCATCAAAATCCGACCCGTCAAAATTTGATGCGTCGAAAAACAGTAATAATGGCAGTTTTCACCCGTCAGAATCTGGTGGGGATCCGTCAGTAAAATCAACTACTGATCCCTCAGATAAAAAACCTTCTTGTCAGGTTGCCCCGCAACCCGACGATGAGAGTGCTGGCAAGAAGACTGATCCTGAAGTTTTGCTGACTGACAATTCCAGACTGGTACTGAAACATCTCAACCAGGTGAGCGGTTCTCGTTTCCAGAATTGCCCTGCGTCGCTGGATAACATCCGCGCAAGACTTCGCGAGGGCTTCACTCCCGAAGAACTCATGCTGGTGGTCGATTACAAGCACGAGCACTGGAAAGGACTGAAGGATTACCAGTACATGCGTCCAAAAACTTTGTTCACCCCCGGAAACTTCCCAGGCTACCTACAGATTGCAACTCGCTGGGATGCGAAAGGCAGACCACAACGCGAAGATTGGGATGCAGCACGTAAGAAAAACTCCCTTACCTTCGGCGGGCCAGATAAAGCAATCCCAGCAGGTTTCAGAGGGGCTAAGCCATGAGCCTCTTGAAAGACATTCAGATTTTCATCGCCACTAACCCTGGCTTAACGAACAAAGAGATTGCGGCATCAATGCCACAGTACGACGTTCATGCTGTTCAGCGCGGTGTATGCCATCTGGTCAAACTGAATCGCGCAACCCGCCAGCATAACGGCAAGTGCTACCAGTATTTTGCCAAAGCACCGGGCGGGGAGGTTGGCGAGGGGCGTTCTGCACTGAAAATCAACCGGGCTGATAAACCAGCTGTACCAGAACAGGAAGAAGGTCTGAATCCGGCTGTGACCACAATGATGGATAAGGCTCAAGGCCTGTTTGAAAAAGGGCTCTACCAGCGGGCAGCCACGGTTCTGATGGATGCCTTCAATCGCTCTAAGAACGAAGAGCAGCGGATGAAGATACTGATTGAGCGTCAGCGTTGCCTGAGCATGGCGCCGAAAGTGAAAGCACCCTCTGATGCATGGTGTCTGGCTGGCCGAGCGAGGAATGTCTGATGATCCACTACCACGGAGGACCAATCACACCGGACACATGCGCGCTGAAGGCATGGAAAGGCAGGCACGCTTTCATCTCCTTCGCTAACCCCGGCCAAATAGCCCTGGCCAGCGAAGTCACCCAGTCTTTCGCGCTGGATAACGGCGCATTCAGTTTCTGGACAAAGAATCGTGTTGTTGACTGGAGCGAGTATTACCGCTTCGTTGAGAGCTGGGGTAACCATCCTCGTTTCGGGTTCGCTGTTATTCCAGACGTTATCGGCGGCACCAGTGAAGAGAATGACGCTCTTATTGCTGAATGGCCTCACGGGAAAGTCGTAGGAGCGCCGGTGTATCACTTTAACGAGCCAGACGAGCGCTTTATTCGTTTGTGTCATGAGTTCCCGCGCGTTTGTATCGGCAGCATGGGCGAATATGACGCTAAGCGACCAAGAGCGTGCCGGGCGAAACTGCGCGACCTGATACGTCACGTAGTCGATAAAAACGGCTACCCAATTACGAAGCTTCATGGTCTACGCATGCTGAATAAAGAGATCTTCTCCCACGTTCCGCTCTCGTCAGCTGACAGTACAAACGTAGCTCGCAATATCGGTATAGACAAAGTGTGGAATGGTTCTCCATACGCGCCTGCCAGCAAAGAGACACGCGCCGCAGTGCTGGTAGAACGCATTGAATCATTTAACTCCGCAAGTTCGTTGAATTACGACGCAGAACGCGATCGGTTCACGCCACAACTTGCTTTTGAGGTGTAACGCGATGACCGGGAAATACTCACTCATTTATGCCGACCCAGCCTGGGAATACGGGAACACCATCAGCAACGGCGCTGCAACCAACCATTACGGCACGATGAAGCTAATCGACATGAAGCGCTTGCCGGTTTGGGACCTGGCTGCCGATGATGCAGTTCTGGCTATGTGGTTTACCGGAACCCACACCCGCGAGGCTATCGAACTGGCTGAAGCGTGGGGCTTTAAGGTCCGCACGATGAAGGGCTTTACCTGGGTAAAGTTCAACCCACTGGCAGAGCAGCATATCAACAAAGCACTTCAGGCTGGCCGTGTGGAGGATTTTTACGACTTCCTTGAACTGCTGAACGCACAAACACGCATGAACGGCGGGAACTACACCCGAGCCAATACCGAAGACCTGTTGATCGCCACCAGGGGAAATGGACTTGAACGCAAGTGCGCCAGCATCAAGCAGGTTATCTACAGTCCACTCGGTAAGCACAGCCAGAAGCCAGCAGAGGCGCGTTTCCGTCTGGAGAAGCTTTACGGTGATGTTCCACGCATCGAACTATTCAGCCGTTGCGGTGCGCCTGGCTGGGACCACTGGGGAAATCAATCTGAATCACCAGATGTTGAGCTTATACCGGCAGTTGCCGTTCCCATGAAAAAACTACAGGAGCGCGCCGCATGAAAAAGCTATCTACCGAGCATGAGAACGCTGTGCGTGATGTAGCCCGTCAATGCAACGATGCCATCAAAAAAGCCCTAAAGCAGAAGCCAAAGCCAAGCTGGAATGTCGTAGTGCCTCCGATCCTGAAGGAATACCACGAGAAGGTGAAACCGATGGGCGTAAGCCTGGTGATGTTCAACAGCGTAATCGGACGCCTGAACGGGCGTTATGGAGTCGAGTCATGATCGAATTAACGCCGCGTCAGAATGAAGTGTTCGAAGCTATCAAGGTTCATATCGAAAAGGCTGGCTTCCCACCTACGATGCTGGAGCTTGCCGGATTAATTGGCTGCGCATCACCGAACGCTGCTGTAGCGCACGTGAAGTCACTTAAGAAAAAGGGTTACATCACTGTTGCTCCTGGCGCAGCCAGGGGCATTACCGTCGTCAAAACGGAATGGGATGCAGATCCAGTGACGATCATCAAAGACCTGCTTTCCGATGGAGATAAGGCCAGAGATAACGCTGTTGAATGGCTGAAAAAACAGGGAGTGACGTTATGAAACTGGTGCTCCCATTCCCACCGAGCGTAAACACATACTGGCGAGCCCCAAACAAGGGGCCGTTAAAAGGCCGCCATCTTATCAGCGAGAAGGGCAGGGCATACCAGAGCGCGGCATGTGCAGCGATCATTGAGCAACTGCGTTGCTTACCAAAACCATCATCATCACCAGCTGCGGTGGAGATCCTTCTCTTTCCGCCAGATGCCCGCCGCCGCGACATCGACAACTACAACAAGGCGTTGTTTGACGCGCTCACGCATGCAGGCATTTGGGAGGATGACAGCCAGGTGCAGAAAATGCTGGTGGAGTGGGGGCCGAAAGTGCATGGCGGAAGGGTAGAAATATCGATAACCAGGCATCAACCAACAATGGGGGGAATTGGGTGAGAGCCATACTGACGCCTGAAATTGCGCCGATATCCGGGGTGGTTCTGTTCCGCCCTGGTACCGAACTGCTCTGGCTATTCCGTCAGGGAAGGGTAGTTATTGAGCCACCATCCGAAGCCATACAGCATCTGCCATCGGGATTAATCCCTGAAGCCCACCAGCCCCTGACTGACGATGCCAACATGCAGGCTATTTTCGTTAACGAAAGGGTCATTCAGCGAGCTGGTGGATTGAGTAGCCTTGATGCCTGGCTGGAGAGAAAATTTGAATGTCAGTGGCCTCACACTGACTGGCATGCCAGTGACTTTACGGTTATGCGCCACGCTCCGGGGAGCATTCGTGTTTGTTGGTCATGTGATAACCATTTACGTGAGCAAACCACTGAAAGACTGGCAGGAATTGCCATGCAGAACCTGGTAAAATGGCTTCTGGAAAGGGTGAATATTGATTTAGGTTTCAGCGCTGACCACACTCTTTCCCTTCCTGAGTTCTGCTGGTGGATGGTACGTAATGATCTGGCTGACCTTGTTCCTGAATCGGTGGCGAGTAAAGCACTCAGAATCAAGCCAGAACAGCACAGCTCAGTGATGAGGGAAAGCGACATTGTCCCGTCATTACCGGCTATGCAAATCTTTCAGGAGAAGGCAAAAAAGATTGTGGCGGTGAAGGTCGATCCTGAAACGCCGGAATCTTTCATGCTGAGGCCAAAGCGCCGACGCTGGGAAAACGAGAAATACACCCGCTGGGTGAAGTCGCAGCAGTGCAGTTGCTGCAATAACCCGGCAGACGACCCCCACCACCTGATAGGCCACGGGCAGGGTGGAATGGGTACTAAGGCGCATGACCTGTTTGTGATACCGCTGTGCAGAGCGCATCACAACGAGTTACACGCTGATCCTGTGGCATTTGAAGCGAAGCACGGCGACCAGTTAACGCTGTTGTTTCGATTTTTAGATCGTGCGCTGGCAATCGGCGCACTGGCGTAAGTGGAGACGCAACATGATCAATCCTTCAGAAGTTGGAAAATCTGGCGAGATGGTTCGCCTTCACACTCTCGAAAGCATCTGGGTACAGGGTAAGCTCCGCATGTGGGGCCGCTGGTCATACATTGGTGGTGGTTCAGGCGGGAACATGTTCAACCAGCTGCTGGCATCAGGGAAAATCACCAAAACGGCAATCAACGATGCGCTGCGTCGCATGAAAAAATCCGGCATTACTAAACCTGAGCTGGAGGCATACCTTCGCGAAATCCTCGACAGCAAAAACAAAAGCGGCCTGGCGTTCTGTTCTGATGAAGAAGGGCTAAAGGTGGATGGTGTTATTGCTTCCGTCCTGATGAATGACGACTACCGATCACTTTATGGCGTCATCGTGGACCGTCACAGACTTCGAAAGAGCAAACTCCAGATGGCGAACGAGCTTAATGCCAAACACCCTGACTGGACCCTCATCACTTGCCGTCGTCGCATTGATACATGGGTTAGTCTTGCAGAATCGATCCTTTACGCACCACTTTGTGACGCGTTCGGCACAAATAGCGACAGATTTAAGTTGCAGGGTGAGCAAGAAAGTGCTTAAATTGTGGTAGGCTCGGGACATTAAAGCGAACTGAGCAGCAAGCTTAAAACCCGCAAGCAATGCGGGTTTTTTGTTATCATGACCTTTTGAATCCATTAAGGTCTCATCATGTGGTTAGGCATACCATTCCTGTACGTACAAGAGCGTTTAGCAGATACAATTAGTATTGATAAAATTGCTACAGTTTCAGTAGATTCTTCATTCTCATGGGAAACCATAATTGCCGCCTTTATTAGCGGCTTGGTTCCGGCAATGATTTCTTTATATGTTATCCGGCAAAATAATGAATCGGTTAGATATCAACAAAGCCGTGAAGACAAAAGGAACTATGCAGCTCATGTTAGGCTTAACGTCAGTGAATATGCATATCATCTCACGAAAGTAAAAGAGCTACATTCTGAATGGGTGAATGAAGGGATTAAAGGTTTTAGCTATAAACGCCCTGAAATTGAAAAAAATATGTCGGTTGCTTTACTTTAACTTGAGAAATATAAAGTAAGTTTGCTGATATCAATACTTGAAGATGAAAAAGGATTGTCCTTTAAGAAATCAATAAATGACATCCAAGGTTATTTGTCAGGAATAATAATAAAGAAATATGCAAGTATAAATGACTCAAGCGACTGGGTTGATAAATACTCTCATTTTATATCTGATGCTAATAAATATCTTAATGACTGACCATTCACTCGATTAACACATAAGCCACGTTTTGTGGCTTTTTTTATCCCCTCATTTTGAGAGGACTCACGGCAATAAGAGGGGGCTAAATGTCCGATCCTGTTTCTGGTACTTCGGTAGCGGCTGGTGGTCTGATGGGGGCCAGCATGTTCGGCCTGGCAACAGGCATAGATTACGGTGTGGTGTTTGGCGCATTCGCTGGTGCGGTGTTCTATGTCGCTACGGCGGTTAATATCAGCCGCCTTAAGCTGGTGGGCTACTTCATCACTTCCTTCATCTTCGGCGTTATCGGAGCTCCACTGCTTGGATCTTACTTCTCCAAATGGACGGGGTATAGCGACAGGCCACTTGATGCGCTGGGCGCGGTCATCGTAGCCGCTATTGCTATTAAGCTGCTGACGTTCGTCAACAGTCAGGATTTGGGTAGCCTGTTTGGAATTCTCTCGCGTTTACGTGGTGGAGGGGCCAGCAATGGTAACAAGTGATCCGAGTGCAATGGCAAACGCAATTATCTCTGCTGTTATCGTTATTGCACTGATGTTCTACCAGCGTGGCGGGGCGAGACATCGCCCTCTGATATCGCTGATGGCTTATTTCACGGTGCTGGTATACGCCAGTGTCCCTTTCCGTTATTTGTTCGGCCTGTACCATGAATCCCACTGGTTTGTGGTGTTGGTGAACGTCCTGATTTGTGCTGCCGTTCTCTGGGCTCGGGGAAACGTAGCACGTCTGGTTGATGCACTGAGGCACTAATGAACCAATCACAATTTCAGAGGGCGGCTGGTATCAGCGCCGGGTTAGCTGCGCGCTGGTTTCCGCATATCGACGCCGCTATGAAGGAATACGGCATAACCACACCGCTTGATCAGGCGATGTTTATTGCCCAGATGGGGCATGAAAGCACCAGATTCACCCGGCTGGTGGAAAACCTGAATTACGCTGCTGAAAACCTGGTACCGACGTTCGGCAGCCACCGCATCACTCCACAGCAGGCCGCCGCACTTGGCAGAACGGCAGAGCACCCGGCTAATCAGAGAGCGATCGCCAATCTGGTATACGGTGGTGAGTGGGGAAAAGAACACCTTGGCAATCAGGTTGCCGGTGATGGCTGGAAATATCGCGGTCGTGGGCTGAAACAGGTTACCGGCCTGAGCAACTACCGCACTTGTGGCCATGCTCTAAAACTTGACCTTGTCACCCATCCAGAACTGCTTGAAAAAGATGAATATGCTGCGCGTTCTGCTGCATGGTTCTATGCGACCCGCGGCTGCCTGCTTCATTCCGGCGACGTGGAGCGCGTGACACTGTTAATCAATGGCGGCCGTAATGGTCTGGATAAACGCCGCGTGCTTTTTAACCTGGCGAAATCTGTTCTGGTGTGAGGTGAGTGTGGGTATCGAAACGATAATCGGGCTGGCCGCACTGGTGATTTCCGCTATCGCCGGTGCCTTTGGCCTAGGCCATATTCGCGGCACCAGCAAAGCGGAAGCGAAAGCCGACCAGCAGCGCACCGAAGATAACGCAGCGGCAACGGTCACAGCAGCCGAACGCCGGGTAGAAGCAACGAAAGAGGCCAGCAATGTACAGCAGACTGTTAACCATATGCCTGGCGACGATGTTGATCGCGAGCTGCGGGACAACTGGACCCGTAAGGGTTGAGGTAGTGGACACGGCTTGCGACTGGGTAAAGCCAATCTACCTGACGGATCACGACATCGACGTTCTTGACCGCCAGACGAAGAAAGACATCCTGGCGCATAACAGAGCGTGGCACGCGAACTGCCAGAAGGAGGACGCTGAATTGAAGTAGCAAAGCGGAAAGACCGCAGTCAGAAGGCAATGCAGCAGTCATGATGCTGCCCCGAGTCGCGTAATGGCGAGCCTGTGTAGTGATGGGTAAGGGTTCATAGAACAGAACAAGCTCCGGTAAAGCAGCGCGAACCGCCAGACGCGCAACGGTTATAAGCGGCGATGAAGCGACAGAAACTCAAGGGCATGAGCGCGGCCACTGCGTGAGTGTGGCTGATGGATCAAGGAACAATAACTAGTTCAACTGATTCGTTTTTTTCATTATTTACAACAATACGGGTAATCACTACTACACTTAAATGCTAAGATTATGCCAACAATGCACTGCTCATTTCTAATGTCAAAGAGTTAAAAGAGATATACTAGGCGAAGCATGGCAATGTATAATCTCCCGATTTTCTTTACCTTGGATTCCTTATGGCTCAGACAGCGTCGATAATCGAACACCTAGCAAGCGAGTTGTTAGATCTTCTTGAACAGGGTGATACTCTCGGTGAGATGGACGCTGCGCGTAAGATGCGTGAGGCTAAAGGCATCGAATCGCCATACTTTAAAATCGTCATTCAGGCACTGATCACAGCAGCCAAGGGTGAACGAGAAGCGGCCGAATCGCAGTTCGAAAGGGCTTTCTCGGATTACCATAGCGCAATAATAGGTATTGGTTACGCTGCATATTTATTTCGCACAAGGAAGTTAAGTGCTTATTTAAATCTATGCTTACGCTTAGTCAATGAGTTTCCATTCGATGCAGATGTGATCGAGAAGTGCCTGCCTATGCTTTATCTTTCTGGTAATGCTGAACAATGTAAAGCCAAAGCAATAATTAGGGCAGGGCATATAAACGATGAGAAGGCTGCGGAGGAGGTTAGGATGGTAGGAGAAAAATGGGCTGCTAGCATAGTTGCGGCTCAGGATGCGTCCGGAGCCTCTGAAGCGGAAATCAAAGAACTATCTCAAACTGTGATGGAAATATTAGAACAATATAAAAGTTATGCTGCTAACTTTTATTTCTATCCCATGGCAAGCGATGGCACAGCTGCGCTAGTTGCAATCACTGATGTGGTTGACCCAAAAAAAGTTGCTGAGATGAATTTTGATTTGGCGATGGCGCTCTCTAGTAATGATGAGCTTCAAGAGTCTAATCTTACTGCCTGGTTCGAACGTGACAAATCAGAAAAAGTAAATAAGGAAGCATAAATGGCTGTAGATGGGCAACAGTTCCTTGATTTTGCTAAAAAAATCTTTCTTTCTGGCGATGAGATTTCGTGCCGTAACTGTATAAGCCGTGCCTATTATGCAATGTATCATGAAGCCAGGGATACTCTAACAGCGGTCCCTAATTTCCAACAAAGTCCGCACGATGGCTTGATAAAATATCTGCGTGGGAATGCCAGTCGTGGTGATGAGCCATTTGAGAAAGGTAAGCTTCGTGCTTTAGCAGCATTGTTAGAGCAACAGAAAGGCAAGAGACATAAAGCTGACTATTATCTTGGCGAGAACATTGACGCTGGAGCAGCGGAAGAAGCGATCTTGTTTGCTGAGAAACTCTTCAAAATTTGTAAAGAAATGAGAAGCGCTCCGCTAAAGTAGCTTATAAATAATTTTTCTTTGATAAGGCCTCGCAATTTGCGGGGCTTTTTTATGCGCATCGCACGCGTACATCTAAGAAAGTCTTTCAGCTGTGAGCTTGGGCAGACCGTTAACTTTCGGCGGCTTTGCCGTGCGACAGGCTCACGCCTAAAAGGAAAATCAAATGCAGGTCACTATTGATGGTGTTCCATACGCTCCAGCCAGCGTCGTTTCATCACGGATCGGCATTGCCATTTCGACACATCAGCGCGCAGACGTTTTAAAACGTGCAATCGAACAGCATCTGAGGCACCTGCCAGCCGGCGCGCAGGTGGTGGTAGTCGATGATGGTTCAAAACCTGCCGCAGTAGTGCCTGACGGCGTGCAGCTGCTTCGCCATGAAACATCACTCGGCATTGTTGCTTCGAAGAACGCCAGTTTAACCGCGCTGGTGGACGCCGGGTGCGAGCATCTCTTCTTGTGGGATGACGATGCCTGGCCAATCGCTGATAACTGGCATCTCCCTTACATCGAATCACCAGAGCCGCACCTGGCTTACCAGTTTCTCGATCTGGCAGGGACGAATAAGCTGAAGGATATGGCGGTCCTGTACCGGGATGATAAGCACATCGCTTACACCGGGCAGCGCGGCGTGATGCTGTATTACCACCGTAGCGCTATCGAGAAGGTTGGTGGTTTCGATCCCGTTTACGGTCGCGGCATGTACGAACACAGCGACCTCGCCCTGCGCATCCATAATGCTGGCCTGACGACATGGGCTTACGGTGATGTGGCCGGTTCAGAAAAACTGATCCATTCTCTCGATGAGCATGAAGCGGTAGAGCGTTCAGTGCCGAGGCCAGACCGCCAGGCGCTGGTGGAACGTAATGTGAAGATCCACAACGAACGGCGTGATGCCGGGTTTACTGGTTACGTTGAATACCGCCAGCAGCGCGACGTGGTTATCACCACGCTGCTCACCAGTCAGCCCGACCCGCAGCGCGGCACGAAAATGGCGGCCTCGCCTGACATGCTGAGCAAATGGGCGGCCTCGCTGCGCAAGTGTGGACGAATAGCGCTGGTGGATGAATTACTGACGGCCCCGGCAGATGTTGAGCTGTATCTCGTACCTGACGTGAAGATGAATGTCTACTTTCGTCGCTGGCTGCACATCTGGCAGCACCTTCGAGATCACCCTGAATATCGGTTCGTCTGGTGTACCGATGGTACCGATGTCGAAATGCTTCGCGCGCCGTGGGAAGAAATGGAGCCCGGGAAGGTGTACGTCGGTTCAGAACCAAAGACCTACGCCGATATCTGGGCAAAGCAGAATCATCCGGAGCGCATCTATCAGGAGTTCATTGAAGAGCATCGCAACGATGTGATGCTAAACGCTGGGCTGCTGGGTGGTACCCGCGCTGATGTGATGGCGTTTGTTCACGGCATCATCCGTCTTTACTACCGGATCGAGAGCTATCGTTTCTGGAAGAAAGAACAGGCTGGCGCCGCGGTGGGTGACATGCTGGCGTTCGGCATTGTTGCGAAGTCATTCGCTGACAGGTTGGTCACCGGCCCTCTGGTACATACCGTATTCAAAACTGATGGGATCGGTAAAGATTCAGCATGGTGGAAACATAAGTAATGGAGACAATTATGGTGGAAAATAAAACAACGAAGTTACCAAGCAATTCAAAAAAGACAGCACCAGTTAACAATGGCACTGCCTTTTGCTTAGATACTAATCTCAGTGTTTCTTTATATCGAAACGGAGTTAAATTTTTGTCATTAGGCCAGCTTTAACCATCGCGCCCAATTGAGCAATAGCTGGTGCTGCTGTAGATTCGCGGTTCATTACGTAATTAGCATCAAAGTACGCAAAGAATGAATCAGCTACACCCGGATTACTTTTTTCTAGGGCTGCAACTAAGCTGGCAAACCCAACCTGTAAAGCTGCAATGTTGTGTTCGTTGCTTGGTAATGACATTGATCCAGACAGTATTTCTTCGTAGCGGTATTTCTTTTCCATAAGGTTCCTTTAACTCAGGGAATCAGCCTACCCCGGGTATTTTTAACATCAGTGTCTCACCACTGACGGGCTGAACCACACACTTTACCCAGGGTTAAAGCGAAGCAACACCCTGATATTCAGACAGTAGCCGCCATCGTGCGGATTTTTTATTGGAGGTTCGCTGGTGGCTGAAGACATAAAGTTTGTGGTGGTCGGCCATCACACCCGCTTAGGACATGCACAACGCCTTGCTGCGCTGCTGGATGCTCATCTGCTGATTGATGATGGTAACCACGGCGCGAACTGGAATCACCGACGCGCGCTTGAATGGGCTGCCGAGCAACCTAGCCGGGTAGTTGTTGTAGAAGATGATGCGATGCCAGTGGACTTGTTCTTCACTCCAATCACGAGCTGGCTAAAACGCTTCCCTGATACCTTGATTAGTTTCTACCTTGGCACTGGTCGCCCACCTCAGTATCAAATGCAGATAGCCGAACGGCTGATAGTTGCTGATAAGACTCAGGCTGACTACATCACGCTGCCGCGGCTGATACACGGCGTATGTTATAGCGTACCTCCTCAGCATATTGAACGAGTCCTTTCTCGATGGGACAGCAGCAAGCCTGCCGATTATGCCGTTGGTGATGCTTATGGCGGCGCTGTGGTTTATCCGTGTTACTCGCTGGTGGATCATGCGGATGGTGTGCCTGTTGAGCGTCACCCTGATTCAGCGCAACGAACAGAACGCCGTCGAGCGTGGCGAATCGCCTGAAAAACCGGCCAATTGGCCGGTTTAATTAGTTTTATCTTTTGCTGTCTGGAGTCCGTTTAACTGGCACCCATGTTGCACCAGGTTTAGAAGTTGGTGGTGCAGTATGGTTATCAGGAATGGTTGCGTAGTTATCGGTTTGGCCGCCACGCGGACCGCGTTCACGATATACGCCGCCATCACGTCCACTAGACTGGCCAGGTTTCAAACCCATAAATACCTCCACGATATAAGCCACAAAAGTGTGGCAAATACACTTTGCAGCAAGATTCACCGTTTTCAACGTGGCGATGACTCAATTTTTTAGGAGTGTTAATGCCATCACAAATACCAAGGGCATGCCGCAAGCGTGGCTGCCCCGGCACAACCACAGATCGCTCAGGCTATTGTCCCAAGCACCTTAACGAAGGCTGGCAGCAGCATCAGCGGGGACAGAGCCGACATCAGCGCGGCTATGGCAGTAAGTGGGACAGGCTGCGCCCAATCGTTCTCGACAGAGATAAACATCTTTGTCAGGAATGCCTGCGAAATGGAAGGTATACACCCGCTGAGACGGTGGACCACATCACCGCCAAAGCAAATGGGGGTACCGATGACCTGTCCAACCTCGAAAGCCTCTGCAAGCCCTGCCACAGCGCGAAGACAGCGGTCGAGAGACTCAAATGACATCATTTATCATTTGAAATGAGCAAGGGGGAGGGCGGGTTGAAAGTTCAGGAAAGACGCGCCAAAGGACCGCCGCCTAACCTCTTTTCACATCGCCGCAGGTTAGAAAACTTTTTTATGGGGTCCCCCATTCGATGATTAATAGGAGTTTTCGATTATGTCTGGACCACCGAAAACCCCGACCCATCTACGTTTGGTGAGGGGGAATCCATCTAAACGCCCGATCAATGAGAACGAACCAAAACCCCCTTCAGGGGTACCCCCAACGCCGAAGCATTTCGACAAGCAGGGGAAATACTGGTTTAAACGGATGGCCGACGAGCTTGATGCTATCGGTGTGATGTCTCAGCTCGATGCCAGAGCCCTTGAGCTGCTGGTTGAGGCCTATACCGAATACCGGCATCACTGCGACACGCTTGAAGTTGAGGGCTACACCTACCGGACCGAAACGCAGAGCGGGGATGTGCTGATCAAGGCTCACCCGGCGGCCGTCATGAAAGCTGATGCCTGGAAACGTCTGCGCGCCATGCTCGGTGAGTTTGGCATGACGCCAGCCAGCCGCTCTAAAGTCAATGCAAAAGGTCCTGATGCGGTTGATCCGCTGGCCGAGTTTATGAAAGCGAGGGATTAATGGCTAAGGTTGCAGAAGGCATCCGCTATGCCGAGAGGGTGGTGGCGGGGGAAATTATTGCCTGTGAGTATGTGCGCCTTGCCTGTCAGCGTTTTCTTGACGATCTGGCACACGGCGAAGAGCGCGGTATTATCTTCAGTGAGCCGCGCGCGCAACACATTCTGAATTTCTATAATTTTGTGCCTCACGTCAAAGGCGCACTGGCAGGCCAGCCTATTGAGCTGATGGACTGGCACGTTTTCATCCTGATTAATATTTTTGGTTTTGTTATCCCGCTGGTTAACGAAGAGACGGGGGAAACCGTTCTGCGTAACGACGGCAGCGGTCGGCCGGTGATGGTCAGGCGTTTCCGTACAGCAGATGTTGAGGTGGCCCGTAAAAATGCCAAATCGACTCTTTGCTCCGGCGTGGGACTTTATATGGCTGGTGCCGACGGCGAGGGCGGTGCGGAGGTTTATTCTGCTGCAACCACCCGTGACCAGGCGAGAATTGTTTTTGAAGACGCGAAGAATATGGTCAAGAAGGCGAAAGCCACGCTTGGGCGGATCTTCGAATTCAACAAGCTCGCTATCTACCAGGAGCAAACGGCCTCCAAATTCGAGCCTTTATCATCAGATGCGAACAACCTCGACGGCCTGAACATCCACTGTGCCATCGTCGACGAGCTGCATGCTCACAAAACCCGTGACGTCTGGGACGTTCTGGAGACGGCAACCGGCGCACGTCTGCAATCGCTGCTTTTCGGTATCACCACCGCCGGTTTCAACAAAGAAGGCATCTGCTACGAATTGCGTGATTACGCCATCAAGGTGCTGCGTGGGCTGGTAAAAGACGATACGTTTTTTGCCATCATCTACACCTTAGATGAAGGTGACGATCCCTTTGATGAAAAAGTCTGGCAGAAGGCGAATCCGGGGCTGGGTATATGTAAGCGCTGGGATGACCTGCGCCGCCTGGCTAAAAAGGCGAAAGAGCAGGTTTCGGCCAGAATTAACTTTTTCACCAAGCACATGAATATCTGGGTTACCGCTGAGTCAGCCTGGATGGACATGATGAAATGGGAGAAATGCGAGTTTATCGCCCCGCAGCACGAACTTAAAACCTATCCCTCCTGGGTGGGCGTTGACCTGTCAAACAAAATTGATATCTGTGCGGCCGCTAAAGTTTGGCGCGCGCCAGATGGCCACGTTCATGCGGATTTCAAATTCTGGCTACCGGAAGGACGCCTTGAGAAATGTTCACGCCAGATGGCAGAGCTCTATCGTAAGTGGGCAGGGATGGACAAGCTGATCCTTACCGACGGGGATGTAATCGACCATGCTCAGATTAAGGAAGAGCTACAGCTGTGGGTAGCTGGCGAGAGCCTGAAAGAAATTGGCTTCGACCCGTGGAGTGCGACGCAGTTCAGCCTTGCACTGGCAGAAGAAGGGTTGCCGCTGGTGGAAGTGCCGCAGACGGTTCGCAATTTCTCTGAGGCGATGAAAGAGGTCGAAGCGCTGGTATACGGTGGCCGCTTCCATCACTGCGATCACCCGGTGATGAACTGGATGATGTCCAACGTAACCGTCAAACCTGACCGGAACGAGAACATTTTCCCGAATAAGTCCACACCAGAGGCCAAAATTGATGGCCCTGCGGCTTTGTTCACAGCAATGAGCCGCGTTCTGGTTAACGGTGGCAACGACCAGCAGGATCTCTCCGGATTCTTCAATAATCCCATCATGGTAGGTTTCTGATGAAAAAAAACAAACGGCCAGGCAGGGTTAAAAGTGCTCTGCTTAACTGGATTGGTGTGCCTATCAGCCTGACTACCGGCACGTTCTGGGAGGAATGGTTTGGTACCAGCAGCAGCGGAAAGGTGGTAACGGCCGATAAAGCCATCCAGCTATCGGCTGTGTGGGCATGTGTAAGACTGTTAAGCGAGTCTATTTCAACCCTTCCGCTGAAAATATACGTTCGACAGCCTGACGGTTCGCGTAAAGCGGCAACCGATCATCCGGCCTATTCGATACTGTGCCGCCGACCCAATTCAGAAATGACACCATCACGCTTTATGTTGATGGTGGTCGCCAGTATTTGCCTGCGCGGGAACGCCTTCATTGAGAAGAAATTCATCGCAAACCGCCTGGTTTCTCTGGTGCCTTTGCTGCCGCAGAACATGGTGGTTAAACGTCTCACGACCGGGGCGCTGGAATACAAATACACTGAAAACGGTAACGAGCGCGTCATTCTCGTCAAAAACATCATGCACATTCGCGGGTTCGGTCTTGACGGTGTTTGCGGCATGATGCCGATGAAAACAGGGCGGGATGTGATCGGTTCTGCAATGGCGGTTGAGGAGTCTGCCGCGAAGATTTTTGAACAGGGGCTTCAGAGTTCAGGTTTTCTCTCCGCTGAGGGTGCGCTGGATCGCGAACAACGTGAAAGACTTCGCAGCTACATGGCTGCATTTACCGGTTCAAAAAACGCCGGGAAAATCATGGTGCTTGAAGGCGGATTGAAGTACCAGGGCGTCACCATGAATCCCGAAGACGCCCAGATGCTGGAAAGCCGCTCTTTCAGTATTGAGGAAATCTGTCGCTGGTTTCGCGTTCCGCCTTTCATGGTCGGTCACACCACGAAGCAAAGCAGCTGGGCATCCAGTCTGGAGGGCATGAACCTCCAGTTCCTGACGCACACCCTGCGACCCCTGTTGGTGAACATAGAACAGGAAATAGGACGATGCCTGCTGGACAGCGATGATGAGGTGTTCGCGGAGTTCTCTGTAGAAGGTCTGCTGCGCGCCGACAGCGCGGGCCGTGCTGCGTACTATACCAGCGCGCTCCAGAATGGGTGGATGTCCCGCAATGACGTGCGCCGTCTTGAGAATATGCCACCGATTGAAGGGGGTGACATTTACACCGTTCAGCTCAACCTGACGCAACTGAAAAATCTCGAAAGCAGCAATCCTGCTGTTCAGGCTCTGGCCCTGAGAGAACTGCATAACCACGTATTCCCCGATATTTCCTTTGAACAATCTCCGCTGAAACAGGCCGCTTAGGAGCACTTTCCTGATGAGCAAAAAACAACTTCCGGTAGCACCGGCGGGTCGCCCCTGCGCGCGCGTTACCTGTGAAACATTACCGTCCGCACTGGACCGCTGGGACGGCGGGATCAAAGCTGCGGCCACCGACGACAACAGTATTTCTGTTTTTGATGTGATCGGGCAGGACTACTGGGGTGAAGGCGTAACAGCCAAACGTATCGCCGGTGCGCTTCGGGCGATGAATGGCGCCGACGTCACGGTCAATATTAACTCCCCTGGCGGGGACATGTTCGAAGGCCTGGCCATCTACAACCTTCTGCGTGAATACGAAGGCCGTGTGACTGTGAAGGTGCTCGGTATTGCCGCCAGCGCCGCCTCGGTCATTGCGATGGCCGGGGATGAAATTCAGATCGGCCGTGGTGCCTTCCTGATGATCCACAACTGCTGGGTCTACGCGATGGGTAACCGCCATGACTTTGCGGAACTGGCACAGTCTCTTGAGCCGTTCGATACCGCTATGGCAGACATCTACGCGGCGCGTTCCGGCCTTGATATGGCAGCCGTTCAGAAACTGATGGACGCCGAGAGTTATATCGGTGGCAGTGACGCTGTGGCGAAGGGACTGGCAGACAGCCTGCTTTCTGCTGATGCGGTCAGTGATGGCGATGAATCACCCGCGGCCGCGCTTCGAAAACTTGATGCGCTGCTGGCTAAAACCAACACCCCGCGCTCTGAGCGCAGAAAACTCATTAAAGCCTTATCTGGTGGCATGCCTGGCGCTGTCACCACCAACGACGGTACGCCGGGCGCTGCCGAAGATATCAAACCTGAAACCCTCAATTCACTTGAAAGCGCTCTTGCGGCGTTAGTCAAATAAGGACCCTTTATGTCTGAAGTAAACGAAATTCTGAAAAAAGTCACTGCCAGCATTGAAGAGGCAACCGGCAAATTCAACGCGAAAGCAGAAGACGCACTCAAAGAGGCGCAGAAGTCAGGCAGGCTGTCAGAAGAAACAAAAGCTGCCGTTGATAAAATGGCTTCTGAGTTCAATGCGCTGCGTGAAGCTGAAAAAACCCTGAAGGCCGCAATGGGCGAACTGGAGCAACATGTTGCCCAGATGCCGCTGGCAAACGCGAAACAGGTTGTCGAGTCCGTTGGCCACCAGGTGATCTCCGCTGAAGCCCTGAAAACCTTTGCTTCCAGCGTGGAAGGCGGTAAGCGCATCAGCATCCCGGTTAAGGCTGCCCTGACTTCGGTGGATGTGCCTGATGGTGTTGTGGAGCCACAGCGCTTGCCGGGTATTGATACGGCGCCGAAACAGCGCCTGTTCATCCGCGATCTGATTGCTCCAGGCCGTACGTCCTCCTCAGCTATTTTCTGGGTGCAGCAGACAGGCTTTACCAATAACGCGAAAGTGGTTCCTGAAAATACGCAGAAACCATACAGCGAAATTGAGTTCACGCCGAAAATCACTGGCGTCAGCACCATCGCGCACCTTTTCAAAGCCTCTAAGCAGATCCTGGATGACTTCGCACAGTTGCAGTCCACCGTTGATGCCGAAATGCGCTACGGACTGAAGTATGCAGAAGAGCAGGAAATTCTCTTCGGTGATGGTACCGGCGTTCATCTGCACGGCATCGTTCCTCAGGCGTCAGCGTTCAATCCGGCGTTCACTGTCGAACAGCAGAGCGGGATTGACGATCTGCGTCTGGCAATGTTGCAGGCACAGCTGGCACGCTTCCCGGCGTCTGGTCATGTTCTTCACTTCATTGACTGGGCGCGGATCGAGCTGACCAAAGACAGCCTGGGTCGTTACATTCTGGCGAACCCTGCGGCGCTGACTGGTCCGACTCTGTGGGGTCTGCCAGTTGTTGCAACGGAAGCGGCAGCCTTCCAGGGTAAATTCCTGACCGGTGCATTTAACGCTGGTGCGCAAATCTTCGACCGCGAAGATGCGAATGTGGTTATCTCCACGGAGAACGCCGACGACTTCGAGAAAAACATGATCACCATCCGTTGTGAAGAACGTCTGGCGCTGGCTGTGAAACGCCCTGAGGCGTTCGTGTACGGTTCATTCAGCACCGGCGCGGGTAGCTGATAACTATTGCGGCCTTCGGGCCGCTTTATTTCGGGGCAAACAAATGCTTGATCAGAATGTGGTGAAACAGCATTGCCGCATTGATACCGACTTTACGGGTGATGATGCTCTGCTGGAGATTTACACAGGTGCAGCGGCCCGGTACGTCCAGACATGGACACGCCGAACGCTCTACGAAAAGGAAAGCAGCCCTGGCTACGCTGACGACCCGGACCCGATACTGCTCAATGATGATGTTAAGGCAGCCATGCTACTGCTTATCGGTCACTGGTATGCAAACCGGGAAGCAGTGAACATCGGAAACATTACGACAGAAATTCCTTTCGCCGTAGAAGCACTTTTGCAGCCCTATCGGATTTATGGATTGTAGGGGGTGTTATGCAGGCCGGAAGACTGAGAGACAGGATCACAATACAGAATATTACTACGGAAAGGGATGATTCCGGTCAGCCAGTTGAATCCTGGCATGACGGCGCAGAAACCTGGGCAGAAGTAAAGGGCATCAGTGGGCGTGAACTGGTAGCCGCTGGCGCTGAAACCGCAGTCGCTACTATCAGGGTATGGACACGATTTCGTAGCGATATAACTGCTGCGTCCAGACTCAGGGTTATGACTGGCCCGTTCAAGGGTGCCATTTTGAATATCATTGGTCCGCCAATCCCTGATTCTCGTGGTATTCAGCTCGAAATTCTTTGTAAGCAGGGGATCGAAAAATGATTGAGACGAGCCTCGATTTTTCCGGCCTGAATGACATCGCAAAGGATCTGGAGGCGCTTAGCCGCGCTGAAAACAATAAGGTTCTTCGTGATGCCACGCGCGCCGGCGCGGAAGTGCTTAAGGAAGAAGTGATCGCACGTGCACCGGTACGCACCGGAAAACTGAAAAAAAACGTGGTGGTGGTTACCCAAAAAAGCCGCCGCCGCGGGGAAATTTCTTCCGGCGTCCATATTCGTGGCGTTAACCCGCGCACCGGCAACAGCGATAACACGATGAAGGCTAATAACCCGAGAAACGCCTTTTACTGGCGATTCGTTGAAATGGGAACTGCCAACATGCCGCCACATCCTTTCATTCGTCCCGCGTTTGACGTCCGACAGGAGCAGGCGACAGAGGTCGCGATCAGGCGCATGAACCAGGCCATCGATGAGGCATTAAGCAAATGACGGAAGACGATCTCTATCCTCTGCTGGAACCGCTGGCCGGAGGTCAGGTTTATCCCTACGTTGCACCGCTCGGCAGTGACGGGAAACCTTCAGTCTCACCGCCCTGGGTAATTTTCTCGATTATTACCGAGGCGGCCGCTGACGTTCTCTGCGGTCAGGCGGAATCAGCCGTTTCGGTGCAAGTCGATGTTTACTCCAGCACTATCACTGAAGCGCGCACGATCAGGAATATGGCGCTGGAAGCCCTGCAAACATTGAAGCCTGAGAACATTGTCAAAAGGCCTAGTTATGAACCTGATCTGCATTTTCACCGGGCCACGCTTGAATTTCAGGTGATCGTTTAAGTTCATTCACCATCACAGACCGCTTCGGCGGTCTTTTTTATCTGGAGAAATCATGACCAGTAAGTATGAAGTTACAAAGGGGATGACCTTTGCCGTCTCCGACGCACCCGTAACCGCCGAGGATTTTAATGCCTCAGGTTTCCCGGGGGCTGGTGTTACCTGGCTGGAAGCGGCCTGTGCAACAAAGGAGATTACCTTCACGGGCGGTCAAAAAGGGGATATTGACGTAACTACGCTTTGCTCAACTGAACAGGAGCAAACCAACGGCCTCGCCGCGCCTGCTGAAATGAGCATTACCCGTAACTGGGTTGGCGATGAAGCAGCACAGGAGGCACTCCAGACCGCTTACGAAAATGACGAACTGCGTGCGCTGCGCGTGGTATTCCCGTCTGGTAATGGTTTCTACGTGCTGGTAGAGGTTCGTCAGAGCTCATGGTCTGCTGCAACCTCTTCCGTTGTTGGCGCGACTTATTCTCTGCGTGTACGTGGCAAACCTAAACGTATCTATGCGTCTGGTTCCTGAGCGGCTTCGGCCGCTTTTTTTATCCCTTCGACCAAGTAACAAGAGAAAAATGAAATGGCGCAAAAAACATCACAGAATTCACTACGCGACGTGGCGCTTACTGCATCGAAAGCCTATCGCACAAAAGACGGTATCACTGTCCCTGAGTGGGATGGCGCAAAGGTAACGCTGCGTGAACCGTCCGGCGATGCCTGGGTGAAATTCCGGGAAATCGTAAATCCGCAGCTCGCCGAAGGCGAAGAGGCCCCGACGCTGACGGAGGCGGAGAAGTTCCTGCGTAACAAAGAGGCGGATGTGGTTCTGTTTATTGACGTACTGCTGGATGAAAACGGCGAGCGCGTATTCAGTGACGAGGATCAGGAGCTGGTATCCAAAATTTATGGTCCTGTGCATGCGCGCCTGCTGGCTCAGGCTCTTGGCCTCGGAATGAGTCAGGAAGAAGCGGGAAAGCCGTAAAGCAGCCGCTGACCTTCTTCCTGATGTCGCTGGCGCTCCGGATGGGGCGCACTCTGCACGAGCTGCGCCAGACCATTACCGCCAGTGAGCTCAAGATGTGGATCGAGTTTGACCGCATAAGCCCTGTAGGGGACTGGCGTTCCGATGCACAGGCGGCGCAGATCTCCGTTGCAATACTGAACTCTCAGGGCGGGAAATTCACCATACCTGACGTGATGCTGAAATGGGGTGAGCAGGAAGAAGGCTCTGAAGTCTCTGAACTTGAAGAATGGATGTCCAGTCTTTGACGCCCGCGGCTGCGGGCTTTTTTTATGGGTGAAATATGGCAACGCTGCGCGAGCTAATCATCAAAATTTCTGCGAACTCGTCTTCTTTTCAGTCTGAGATCGCCAGAGCGTCCCGTATGGGGACGGATTACTACCGCACTATGGAACAGGGCGGGAAAAAAGCAGCAGCGGCCACGCGTGAAACTCAGCGGTCTTTGGCTGAACTGAATTCTCAGCTTGCTAGCGTGCGCTCTTCTGCGACTGAGCTTGCCGGGGCATGGGCTGGGGCATTTGCCACGCATCAGCTCATCGCGTTTGCTGATACCTGGAACCAGTTGAATGGGCGTCTGCGCCTGGCTGCCTCCTCAAGCGAGGATTACGTGGAATCTCAGCGCGTGCTGATGGAGATCAGCCAGCGCACAGGAACATCCCTCGAGGCAAACAGCAACCTTTACAGCCGAATTGCTCAGTCCCTGCGTGATGCCGGTTATGCCTCCGCAGACGTCGCAAAAGTGACGGAAACCGTAGCAACCTCGCTGAAGCTGTCTGGCGCTAGTACCGAAGAGGCAAGCTCTGTTATCACCCAGCTTAGCCAGGCGCTTGGCTCAGGCGTTTTGCGAGGCGAAGAATTTAACTCCATCATGGAGAACGGCGGCCGCCTGGCGAAACTGCTGGCTGATGGTCTGGGTACTACGGTTGGTGGCCTGCGAAATATGGCCAACAACGGCGAGCTGACGACCAACAAGATCGTCCCGCTGCTGACAAACGTTGAGATCCTGCGTAAAGAGTTTGACACTCTTCCGGCGTCAATCAGCGGTTCTGCACAGAAAGTGCAAAATGCTTTTCTCGCCTGGGTTGGCGGGGCGAACGATGCCGTCGGCGCATCCTCCACGCTATCCGGTGTGCTGGATGGTCTGGCGAATAACATTGATGATGTGGCAAACACGGCAGGCATTCTGGTTGGCGTGGGTCTGGCTCGCTATTTTGGCAATATGGTCGGCAGCGTTGGCCAGTCAACCCGTGCAGTGCTCGCTAATACGGCCGCCGAGGTAGCGCTGGCTCAGGCTCAGGTCCGTGGCGCTCAGGTTAGCGTTGCTGCTGGACGCCAGGCGGTTTACCGCGCTCAACAGGCGCGCGCAGCTGCGACAAGTATTGAGGCTCAGATTGTTGCCGAACGTAATCTTGCCGCAGCTCAGGCATCCCTGAACACAGCGCTTGCTGGAAGGGCTTCTGCCGTTAACAACCTCACCAATACAGCCTCGGTAATGTCACGGCTGGGTAGCGGAGTGTTGGGCATTCTCGGTGGCTGGCCAGGCGTTATTATCGGTGCCGGTGCTGCGATGTATGGCCTGTATCAGCATACCCAGCAGGTACACCGTGAGGCTGTCGGCTTTGCCAACAACCTTGACGAGATCAACGCCAAACTCCAGCAGATGTCTGTGCTCGGCCTTCGGTCGACCGCCGCAGATGCGCGGACCTCTTTACAGGCACAAAAGCAGGACCTGGCCGACCTCGACTCTCAGATCGCGAAGGTGAAAGACAGCCTCAAGGCGGTTGATCAAATCCAGCAGGATTATAACCGCCATCCGACGCTGACCTTGATTAATACCTTCATGGACCAGGCCGACATCACGGCCAAAAACATTGAACTTACCGATAAGCTGAATCAGCTGGAGTATCAGCGGGAACAGGCCGCTTCAAAAGTCGAGCAAACGCAGAAGCTGGTGAACGATGCCAGCGACCTGGCAACGCAAAAGGCTATCGAACAGGCTGGTGCCGTCTCAATCCTGAAAGGTGCCTATGACCTGCTAAACCGCTCAATGTCAGCAACCGCTGGCGCCAAGCCTCCGCAGTATGCGGGGCCTGTGGTCTCACTGGCTAATGCAACGCCTCAGCAGCAAACAGCACTGGAACGTTCACGCCGCGATAATGAGCTGGCCAGCTTAAATGGATTAGAGAAACTTCATCAGCAGCACGTTTATGAAGCGGAAGATCTGAAGCTGACTGGAGCACTTTATACCCAGTACATCTACAACAAAGATCAGGCCGCCAAAAAGGATGCAGCAGCAGCCGAGGCAAAAAAAACCTCTACTGCCGCCTCAAGTGCTCAGAGTAAAGCCGAGCGCGCAGCAGCCAGCACCGCTGAGCAATATGCCCGCAAAATGGCCGATCTGAGCGTGGCTATCGATGTGCAACGCGTCAGGGCAACGGAAGGAGAAAAAGCGTCTGAGCTATACGCAGCATCGCATCAGGCAGGCACTAAATGGACCGACGAGCAGCGCAAGGCTATCCAGGCATCATCAGCAGAGCTGGCAAAATGGACGCAAAAAGCCGATGAAAACGTACGTAAGCAGCGCGAACAAGCCGATGCTCTGAAGGATTTAACTGAAGCGGCCCGAAAGTTCAGGGATGAGGCGACACTGACAACCGAAACCGCAGGCATGAGTGATCGCCAGCGCAGCCGGTTCGACGAGACGCAACAGATCGAGCGTGTTTTTGCTAAAACGGACGGCGGCACCGAGGCCATCGCACAACGCGCGGCTGCCCTCGATGACCTGGACAAGAAATACAAGGCTATAGCAGCAGCTGAAGCGGACTGGATGGCCGGAGTATCGCGCGGCTATGCTAACTGGTTCGATGAAATCAGCAATGTTTCTGGCACGGTTTCTGATGGAGTGAAAACCACACTCGACAGCGCGTTTAGTAATGTCACCTCAATGCTGGAAGGCAATAAGGTCAGCTGGAAATCCTGGGGTATCTCTGTTTTACAGATTATCGAAAAAGTCGCTCTGCAAATGGCAGTGGTCAGCGCGATGGGGGGTGGGTCTTCCGGTTCTGGCATTTTTGGCTCACTCATCGGCAGCGTAGGCAGCTTCTTCGGGGGCGGTGCGGGAGCATCAGCCAGCACCGGTACTGCGGTTTCCAGTTACGGTTCGAGTTTCCAGTTTAACGCTAAAGGCGGCGTTTATGACTCTCCATCTCTGAGCGCTTTCAGTAATGGGATCGTCAGAAACCCCACTATGTTCGCTTTCGCGAAAGGCGGGGCCGGAATCATGGGCGAGGCTGGGCCGGAGGCAATCATGCCGCTGACCCGCGCACCGGATGGTTCACTCGGTGTTCGTGCGGTCGGCGCTGGTGGTGGTCAGTCTGTATCTTCGGCGCCACAGGTTTATATCACCATCGATGGCAACGGAAATGCCTCCACGCAGACTTCACCCGGCTTTGAGCAATTTGGTGCTGATGTCGGTAAATATGTTGATCAGCGATATAAGCAGAACATCATGCGAGATATTCGCCCTGGCGGTGACATCTGGAACGCAATGAAAGGAACCAGATAAAAATGGCTATCGAAACTTTCACCTGGTGCCCACGAATTAACGCTGAGGCAGATATAAATTTCCGCGTCAGGAAAGCACAGTTTGGTGATGGATATGAGCAGGTTTCAGGGGATGGATTGAATACCAGAACCCAGCAGTGGACGCTCAACTTTACTGGCAACGAAACCTACATTTCCGCCATTAAATCTTTTCTCGACAGGCATGAAGGGACGAAAGCCTTTCAGTGGAAGCCACCGCTCGAACCTTTGGGTTTGTATCGTTGCGAAACATATAAACCCACCGGGCTCGGCGCAGGGAAATTTAATCTTGAAGCAACATTCATCCAGGCATTTAAACCATGAGCTTAAACGCGGACTATCAGAAGCTGGAATCAGGAAACGACGTTCGTCTGATTGAGGTGGACGGTTCTTCTTTTGGACTGACGGACGTTCTCCGGTTTCACAATTACAACATTCCCCACACCGAAGCAGAAATAGTCGCCGCTGGCGGGGATGAGGCCAAGCTCCCGGCGAAACCAATCTGGTGGCAGGGTAATGAATATTCCGCCTGGCCGTATCAGCTGGAAGGGCTGGAGAAATCGACCAGTGGCAGCAATGCGACGCCATCACTGACGGTCGCGAACATCGAAAGCTCTATTTCTGCCCTGTGTCTTGCGTACGACGATTTGCTACAGGCTAAGGTCACTATTCACGACACAAAGGCAAAATATCTCGATGCTAAAAACTTCGCAGGCGGTAACCCTACAGCAGATCCGACTCAGGAGAAACTTCAGGTCTGGTATATCGACGGGAAAACGACCGAGCTTGCTGGCGAAACCATTGAGTTTGTACTGTCCAGCCCTATGGATCTTCAGGGACAAATGATCCCCACGCGGCAGCTTCATTCCCTGTGCACATGGTGCATTCGTAATAAGTACCGCACCGGCGACGGCTGCGACTATGCCGGTACGCGCTATTTCGACAAAAACAACAACCCGGTAAGCGATCCGTCACTGGATGAATGCAACGGCACGCTGACGGCCTGCAAACTTAGGTTCGGTGAAAGCAACGAACTCTCGTTTGGTGGGTTCCCGGGTACGTCGCTGATCAGGAGCTGATATGCGTCAGAAAACCATTGATGCGATTATGGCGCATGCCGCCGCTGAATATCCTCGTGAGTGCTGTGGTGTGGTTGCGCAGAAAAGCCGCGTTGAACGCTATTTTCCTTGCCGGAATCTTGCCGCGGCGCCGGAGGACAATTTTGTCCTTTGCCCGGAAGATTACGCATCTGCTGAGGACTGGGGTACGGTGATCGCCATCGTTCATAGCCACCCTGACGCCACGACGCAGCCGAGCGAACTGGATAAAGCGCAATGTGACGCAACGCTTTTACCCTGGCATATCGTGAGCTGGCCAGAGGGGGATTTACGCACCATTCAGCCGCGCGGAGAGTTGCCACTGCTGGAGCGTCCGTTTGTGCTTGGTCACTTTGACTGCTGGGGGCTGGTGATGAGCTATTTCCGGCAAACGCATGGTATCGAACTCCACGATTACCGGGTTGATTATCCCTGGTGGGAAAACGAATATCCGGACAACTTCTATCAGGAGTGCTGGTACGAGTGCGGATTCCGTGAATTCGACGGGCCGCCGAAACCTGGCGATATGGTGATCATGCAGGTGCAGGCTGATAAGTGGAACCACGCGGGTATACTGCTGGAGGGCAACATGCTGCTGCACCATCTGTACGGTCACCTGAGTCAGCGCGTGCCGTATGGTGGATACTGGCAGGAACGAACGATGAAGATTCTACGTTACAAATCTCTGTGCTAACCTTTACGAAATTTCAAAGGAGCATGAAAATGAAAAAGCTACTCTTGCTGCTAGTTATTGGTTTGGCTGGCTGCTCTGTAAATTCTCTAGAGTCCCAAAAGCCTATTTTATCAGAGCACACCTCCAAGAGTGCCGATCAGGTTAACAGATGCTTAGCACCCAAATGGGTAGAACTTCGATCTTCAAGCTCCAGTTTACCTACCGAGTCAGGTTATAAAATAACAGCATCGGATGATATTTTTGGTGCTCTTTCGGTAGTAAATATCGATAAATCAGAGCGCGGCGGGAGCGATATTAAAGTCTATGCCGTTGCAAAAGGATGGAATGATCACTGGGCAACGGCCGCCAGGTCATGCCTTTAAAATATTAAAATAAACTAAGCCACCTTCGGGTGGCTTTTTTTATGGAGAAAAAATATGTCTGAGGTCATGGCCCGAATTGAACTCGGCGGCGTTTTGGGGAAAACGTACGGGAAGGTTCATCATAGGCTTATACGAACTACCGGAGAGGCAATCAATTCGCTAACAAAAACAATAAATGGGCTGGAAAAATTCCTGATCACCAGTAAAGCAAGAGGTCTGACTTATGCTGTTTTTAAAGATAAAAAAAACATCGGAGTGGATGATTTAGGTTTTCCAGTAACCGGTGAAGTTATTCGAATTGTCCCTGTTGTAATCGGAAGTAAAAAAGCTGGAGTTTTGCAGACAATTCTTGGGGCTGTTCTTGTCGTTGCGGGCATTGCTGTTGGGATGCTTTCTGGTGGAACGCTTTCTGCTGTGGGATACGGAGCCGCGAAATTCGGTGCAGCTATGATTGCTGGTGGAGTTGTCCAGATGCTTTCGCCTCAACCCGGGGGCTTGGCCAGCAAACAAAGCGCAGATAACCGTGCATCGTATGCGTTCGGTGGGGTGACAAACACCGCCGCGCAGGGTTACCCGGTACCGGTCCTGTACGGCCGCCGTCGAATCGGCGGGGCAATTATTTCTGCCGGAATTTATGTCGAAGATCAGCAGTAGAGAACAAACCTTTTTTCAAGCCACCCCCGGGTGGCTTTTTTTATGGGCGCGATATGGCGAATAAAATTACCGGACGAAAAGGGGGGAGCACCAGCTCCCGAACTCCTACCGAACAGCCTGATGATCTGCAATCTGTAGCGAAGGCAAAGATCCTCGTTGCGCTTGGGGAAGGGGAGTTTGCTGGACAGCTCACCGGCAAGGATATCTACCTGGACGGAACGGCGCTGGAGAACGCCGACGGCTCCCAAAACTTCAGCGGCGTTACGTGGGAATTTCGCTCGGGTACTCAGGCCCAGAAGTATATTCAGGGTATACCCGGCACCGAAAACGAAATTAGGGTGGGTACTGAAGTAACGAGCGCTACAGCCTGGACACGAACCTTTACCAATACCCAGCTTTCGGCGGTTCGTTTGCGTCTGCAATGGCCTTCGCTTTTCAAGCAGGAGGACGATGGCGATCTGGTTGGTTACTCGGTTAATTATGCGATTGACTTGCAGACGGACGGCGGGACATGGCAGACAGTCCTCAATACCAGTGTGACCGGCAAAACGACGTCTGGTTATGAACGTAGCCACCGTATTGATTTACCTCAGGCGGGCAGCACCTGGACAATCAGACTACGCAAAATTACCGCTGACGCCAACAGCGCGAAAATCGGCGACACGATGACGCTACAGAGCTTCACTGAGGTGATTGATGCGAAATTGCGATATCCGAACACCGCGCTGCTGTACATTGAATTCGACTCCAGCCAGTTTAATGGTTCTATACCTCAGATCTCCTGTGAGCCTCGTGGCCGCGTTATTCGGGTTCCTGATACTTACGACCCAGAAACCCGCTCTTACAGCGGGACATGGACCGGGGCGTTTAAGTGGGCATGGACGGATAACCCTGCGTGGATATTTTACGATCTGGTTGTTTCTGACCGGTTCGGCCTCGGTCACCGTTTGACTGCTGCTAACATCGATAAATGGACGCTTTATCAGGTCGCCCAGTATTGCGATCAGATGGTGCCGGACGGTAAGGGTGGCGATGGAACAGAACCACGCTATACCTGCAACGTGTACATCCAGGACCGAAACGACGCTTATACAGTCCTGCGTGATTTTGCGGCCATATTCCGTGGCATGACGTACTGGGGTGGCGATCAGATCGTTGCTCTGGCCGATATGCCCCGTGATGTGGATTACAGCTACACGCGCGCTAACGTTGTTGGCGGTCGCTTCACCTATTCAAGCAGCACCACGAAAACCCGCTACACTACAGCGCTGGTTTCATGGTCCGATCCCGGTAACGCCTACGCTGACGCGATGGAACCTGTATTCGAGCAGGCGCTGGTGGCGCGGTACGGCTTCAATCAGCTGGAAATGACAGCCATCGGTTGTACCAGGCAGTCAGAAGCGAACCGAAAGGGGCGCTGGGGTATTCTCACCAACAACAAGGATCGCGTTGTATCGTTTGATGTCGGGCTGGACGGAAACATACCCCAGCCTGGCTATATCATCGCTGTGGCAGACGAGCTGCT